TCAGCAACGACGGCTGGTTCCCCGACCTGGACGGCGCCCACCTGCGCGCTGCCCTGCGCCTGGACGGCAGCGTGACCGATGCCCGCCTCGAGGTCGCCACCGTCAACGCCCTGATCGAAGTCAACCGCGAGCTGAGCCTCTACCGCCGCGCCCGCGAGGAAGAGGGCCACGCCAGCCTCGCCGCCGTGCCCGCTTCGCAGCTCCAGGGCGAGAGCTACCTCGTGCACCTCTACCGCCGCGCCATCGCCTGCAGCGCCGGCGCCGAGCTGGCCGAGCGCATGCGCGACTACAGCGCCACCGGCGACGGCGCCGAACGCGCTGATGCCCTGACCCCGACCGCCGACGAATACCGCCGCGACGCCCGCTGGGCCATCCGCAACATCCTCGGCATCGCCCACACCACCGTGGAACTCATCTGATGGCCAGCCTGCGCGCCCAACAGGGCGACACCGTCGACGCCATTTGCTGGCGGCACTACGGGCGCACCGCCGGCGTGGTCGAGCAGGTGCTCGACGCCAACCCCGGCCTGGCCGACCTCGGCCCGGTCATCCCCCACGGCACGCAGGTTTTGCTGCCTGAACAGGCCGTGCGCGCCGAACAACGCCAAGTGGTGAACCTATGGGACTGATCTACCTCGCCCTCTACAAGGGCCGCGGCACGCTGTTCAACCGCCTGGTTCGCCTCTGGACGCGCTCCAAGTACAGCCACTGCGAGCTGGTCCTGGCCGATGGCCGCTGGCTGTCCGCCTCGGCCATGGATGGCGGCGTGCGTGCCAAGCGCATCGAGCTGAACCGCGAGCACTGGGACCTGATCCCGCTGCCCTGGGCGGACCAGCGCCAAGTTACCCGCGTCTTTCTTGCCAACGCTGGGCTGGGCTACGACTTCTTCGGTCTGTTCGGCAGCCAGCTGCTGCCGGTCGGCCTGCATAGCCGGCGTCGCTGGTTCTGCAGCGAATTCTGCGCCGCCGCGCTCGGCTTCCCCATGCCGCAACGCTACAGCCCGGCTCAGCTGGGCGAAGTGGTCCAGCACATCAACACCCTCACGCCCAGCGGACAGTGGAATGAAACGCATGCATGACCGTCCCGAAATGGCCTGGCTCGCCACGTGGCTCCAGGAGAATTACCCGATCCTGTATGCAGCAGGCCTGTCGGCTGCCATCGCCGGCTCGCGGTTGATGCTCGGCGGCGGCTCGCTGCGCCGCATCGCCATCGAATCCGTCGTTTGCGGCCTGATCACCCTGGCCGCCAGCAATGGCCTGGCGCTGTTCGGCATCCCGCTGGATGCGGCGCCGTTCTTCGGGGGCATCATCGGCCTGGTCGGCGCCGAGGGCGTCCGCGCCGGCGCCAAGCGCCTGTTCGAGCGCAAGGTGGAGGGCGTATGAGCGAACTCCTCACCATCGGCTCGCGCGGCCTCGCCGTGCGCAACCTGCAGGCCTCACTCACGCTGGCCGGCTTTGCCGTAGCGGTCGACGGCGACTTCGGCGAGCAGACCGAGCGCGCCGTGGCCGCCTACCAGCGCAAGGTCGGCCTGGTGGACGATGGCGTCGCGGGCCCGAAGACGCTGGCGGCGCTCCACGGCTACGACACCTCGCGCTACCTCAAGCGGCAGGACCTCCAGCAGGCCGCCGACCGCCTCGGCGTGCCGCTGGCCAGAGTCATGGCCGTCAATCAGGTGGAAAGCAGGGGAGAGGGCTTCGCCAGCAACGGCCGCCCGGTGATCCTGTTCGAACGGCACGTCATGCACGCCCGACTCCAGACCAATGGCCTGAGCGAGGCCGAGGCCGATGCACTGGCCGCCAAGCATCCCGCCCTGGTCAACCGCCAGCCCGGCGGCTACATCGGCGGCACCGCCGAGCATCAACGCCTGGCCCAGGCTACGCAGATCCACTACACCGCCGCGCTCGAGTCCGCCAGCTGGGGTCTGTTCCAGATCATGGGCTACCACTGGCAGCGCCTCGGCTACCACGACGCCCAGCACTTCGCCGACACCATGGCGCTCAGTGAAGCCGCCCAGCTCGACGCGTTCGTGTCGTTCATCGAAACCGACCCCGCGCTGCACAAGGCGCTCAAGGGTAAGAAGTGGTCCGAGTTCGCGCGCCGCTACAACGGCCCGAACTACGCCCGCAACCTCTACGACGTGAAGCTCGCCCGGGCCTATGCGCAGTTCGCCGGCGAACAGGAGCAAGCTGCATGACTGCCTACCTGATCACCATGCTAGTCATCGCCATCCTTGGCCTCGGCAGCACGAGCCATCATTTGCAGGGCACCTACCCCCGGCAAAAAACGACTCGCCTGCGCGATGACCTCATCACTCTGTGCCTTCAGGTCGGCATGCTGGTGTGGATCATCAACCTGCTGCTGGAGCGGGCATGACCACCGCCCGCCAGCTCCTCTACGGCCTCGCCCTGGTCGCCGCGCTCTGCCTGCTGGTCTGGATCCAGCAGCAGCGCATCGACACCGCCCAGGCGCAGGCCGATCTCGCCATCGAGCGCCTGCAAGCCGCCCAGCAGCGCAACGCCCGCCAGGCCGCCACCATCACCCGCCTCACCGGCGAGCTCGCCACCCAGCGTCTGGACCAGCTCGCCCTGCAGCAAACGCTCAGCGACCTGCGCCAGGCCCACGCCACCGACCAGCTCAAGAAGAAGGAACGCCGCCGTGAAGACCCCACCCATGCGACTTGGGCTGCTCAGCCTCTGCCTGATGCTGCTCGCCGCCTGCACCAACGTCCCGCCATCACCGGAGCCGCAGGTTACCGTCAGTGGCTGTCCGATCGTGACGCGCTGCACACTGGACCCGGCGGCGCCGGCCAGTAACGGCGAACTGAGCGACGACAGCGACTACCTCATGGCTGCCTGGGGCGAATGCGCCGCCAAGGTCGACCTGGTGGTGGACCACAACGCGCACAGCACCCAGCCATGAACAAGCCCGAATCCCTGCGCGCCCACCTGCTGGCGGCCATCCCCGAGCTCAAGCGCAACCCCGACCGCCTGCTGGTGTTCATCGACAACGGCAGCCTGCGCAGCACCGCCGCGCCCGGCCTGTCGTTCGAATACAGCTACACGCTCAACCTGATCCTCACGGATTTCGCCGGCCATCCGGATGCCGTCGCCATCCCGCTGTTCGCCTGGGTGCTGGTCAACCAGCGTGAGCTGATGGAGAACCAGGAGAAGGGCAGGGACGCCATCAAGTTCGAGGCCGACATCCTCGACAACAGCAAGGTGGACCTCTCCATCACCCTGCCGCTCACCGAGCGGGTGATCGTCAAGCGCCAGCCGGATGGCACCCTGCAGGTCAGCCACCCGGCCGAGCCGGTGGTCGATGACGAACTGTTCCTGGTACCGGCGATGCGCGTGGAGACGCCGAGCGGCGAGTTGCTCGCTGAGTGGGGCGGCAATGGCTGACGACCTGCGCGCCCTCGAGGACTGGGCCGGCGCGTTGCTCGCCCAACTGCAGCCGGCCGAGCGCCGCAAGGTCACCAGCACCATCGCCCGCGACCTGCGCCGCAGCCAGCAGCAGCGCATCGCTGCCCAGCGCAACGCCGACGGCACCCCATTCGCCCCGCGCAAGCCCCGGCAGGAGCTACGCGCCAAGGCCGGGCGCATCAAGCGCAAGCGGCAGATGTTCACCAAGCTGCGCACCGCCCGTTACCTGCGCCTGCAGAGCGACGCCAGCACCATCGCCATCGGCTTCGCCGGCCGCCTGTCACGGATTGCCCGCATCCACCAGTACGGCCTGCGTGATCGCCCCGCGCCCGGCGCGCCGGATGTGCAGTACGCCCGCCGCGAACTGCTCGGCTTCACCGACGCGGATCTCGAGCTGATCCGCGACCGCCTGCTCGAGCACCTGGTGCGCTAACCCTGTAACGCCAGCCGCTTCACAGCCCCGCGAATGCGCCCCGCGCGCGCGAACGCCAGCATGGGGCCATGAATATCACCGACCTCCTGCGCCGCCTCGAAAACCTGATCCGCCTCGGCACCATCGCCGCGGTGGACCATCAGGCTGCGCGCTGCACCGTCAGCACCGGCGGGCTCAGTGTGCCGAACCTGCCCTGGCTCGCCCTGCGCGCCGGCAGCAGTAGCGACTGGGACCCGCCCACGGTCGGCGAGCAGTGCATCCTCGTCGCGCCAAGCGGCGAACCGGCCCTGGGCGTTGCCCTGGTCGGGCTCTACTCACAGCAACGTCCGGCGCCGTCGAACAGCGCCACCGTGCGCCGCCGGAGATATCCGGACGGGGCTGTGATCGATTACGACCACGCCACCCACACCCTCAGCGCCACGCTGCCCGCCGGCGGCCAGGCCCAGCTCACCGCACCGGGCGGCGTCACCATCCTCGGCAACGTCGACATCACCGGCACCGTAACCGTCAGCGAAGACGTGCTTGCAGCAGGCATCAGCCTGGTCAACCACGTACACGGCGGCGTTCAGAGCGGCCCGAGCACAACGGGGGCGCCGCAATGATCGGCCTCGCCGCCACCACCGGCCGCGCCATCACCGGCCCCGCGCACCTGTCCCAGTCCATGGCCGACATCCTCACCACGCCGATCGGCAGCCGCGTCATGCGCCGCGAATACGGCAGCCTGCTGCCGGACCTGATCGACGCCCCCTTCAATGACGCCACCCGCCTGCAGGCCTACGCCGCCGTGGCCATGGCGCTGATGCGCTGGGAGCCGCGTATCCGCCTGAGCCGCGTGCAGCTCAGCCTCGGCGAGCAGCCCGGCCAGGCTTACCTGGACGTGGAAGGCAACCATATCGACACCAACGAGCCGTTCAGCCTGCGCGTGCCGCTCGCCCTGGGAGCCGCCGCATGAGCACCTTCACCCCGATTGATCTGGCCCAGCTGCCGACGCCAGACGTGGTCGAGCCGATCGACTACGAAGCCATCCTCGCCGAGCGCAAGGCCTTCGCCATCAGCCTCTGGCCGGCCGACAAGCAGGCCGAGGTCGCCGCCACTCTGGCGCTGGAATCCGAACCGCTCACCAAGCTGCTGCAGGAAAACGCCTACCGCGAAACCCTCTGGCGCCAGCGCGTCAACGAAGCCGCACTGGCCGTCATGCTGCCGTTCGCCAAGGGCGCGGACCTGGAGCAGATCGGCGCGCGCTTCAACGTGGCCCGCCTGATCGTCACCCCGGCCAACCCCAGCGCCGTGCCGCCAGTAGCGGCCGTGATGGAAGAGGACGAACCCCTGCGCGAGCGCATTCAAATGGCCATGGAGGGGCTGAGCACCGCCGGCCCGCGCAACGCCTACATCTTCCATGCGCGCAGCGCCGATGGCCGTGTGGCCGACGCCTCCTGCATCAGTCCCAACCCGGCCGAGGTCATCGTCACCGTGCAGAGCGCCCTGGGCGACGGCAGCGCCGATGCCGAGCTGCTCGCCGCGGTGGATGCCTACCTCAGCGACGAGGACCGCCGCCCGGTCGCTGACCGCCTCACCGTTCAGGGCGCGGAGGTGCTGCCCTACAGCGTCAACGCCGTGCTCTACCTCAACACCGTTGGCCCCGAGGCTGAGCCGATCCGCGCCGCCGCCGAGGCCCGCGGGCTCGCCCTGGTCAGCCAGCGCCGCCGCTTGGGGCAGGAGATCAACCGTTCCGCCCTGGACGCCGCCCTGCACATCGAGGGCGTCAAGCGCGTAGTTTTGCCCGGCTGGGTCGACGTGGTCGCCACCGAAACCCAGGCGCCGTACTGCACCGGCTTCACCGTCACGGTGGCGGAGGCCTGATGGCGAGCCTCGGCCTGCTACCACCCAACGCCAGCGAGCTGGAGCGCCTCGCCGCCGAGGCGCTCGCGCAGATCGAGCGCGTGCCAGTCCCACTGCGCGACCTCTGGAACCCGGACACCTGCCCGGTGGAGCTGCTGCCGTACCTCGCCTGGGCGTTTTCCGTCGATCGCTGGTCCAGCGCCTGGCCCGAGCGCGCCAAGCGTGCCGCCATCAAGGCCGCGTACTTCATCCACGCCCACAAGGGCACCATCGGCGCGCTGCGCCGGGTGGTCGAGCCGCTTGGCTACCTGATCGAGGTGCGCGAGTGGTGGGAGGAAGCCCCTCTTGGCACGCCCGGCACCTTCCGCCTGCTGGTGGGCGTGCTGGATACCGGCATCACCGAAGAGATGTACCAGGAACTCACCTGGCTGATCGACGACGCCAAACCCGTCAGCCGCCACCTGGTGGGCCTGGCCATCGGCCTGGAAACCCGCGGGGCCACTTATGTGGCTGCGGCAGCAATGGATGGCGAAACCCTCACCGTTTACCCCTACGCCCCCGGTCCGATCGAGGTCAGCAGCCAGTCGCTGCTGTTCAGCGGGGCTGAACATTCCATCGACACCATGAGCGTCTACCCATGAGCCAGACCTACTTCGCCATCCTGACCGCCGTGGGGGAGGCCAAACTGGCCAATGCCGCGGCGCTCGGTACACAGCTTCAGATCAGCCGCATGGCCGTTGGTGATGGAGGCGGTAGCCTGCCAATCCCGAACCGCAACCAAACCGCTCTAGTTGGCGAACAGTACCGCGCTGATCTCAATACCCTGCAAACCGATCCGGCGAACGCAAGTCAGGTCATTGCTGAGTTGGTCATCCCCGAGACAACCGGTGGCTGGTGGATCCGGGAGATGGGGCTGTACGACGCAGCTGGAGACTTGGTTGCCATAAGCAACTGCCCGCCGAGCTACAAGCCGCAGATGACTGAGGGCTCCGGGCGAACCCAGGTGCTGCGCATGGTGCTGATCGTCAGCAGCACCGCGGCCGTGCAGCTCAAGATCGATCCTTCCGTGGTGCTAGCTACCCGCGAGTTCGTCACCACCACCGTAGCCGCCGAGCTGGCCAAGCTCGACGCAAAGGCCAGCGCCAAGGTAGCCACCACCACCTCCCTGGCTGCGCTGTCTGGATTGCAGACGGTGGATGGAGTTGCCCTCGCCGCCGGTGATCGCCTGCTGGTAAAGAACCAGGCCGCCGGCGCTACTAACGGCATCTACATCGTCGCCGCCGGCGCATGGACCCGGGCCGCGGATGCCGATGCCAGCATCGAGGTCACCCCCGGCATGCTGGTCTCGGTCGAGCAAGGCACCACCAACGGCGACAGCGTCTGGCAGCTCACCACAGATGCACCTATCACGCTCGGTACCACGGTACTCACATTTGAAATGGCCACCGGCCCCACGGGTATCAGTGCAGGTACTTACCGCAGCGTCACGGTGAACAAGCGAGGACAGGTAACGGGCGGGACCAATCCGACTACGCTCGCGGGCTACGGCATCAACGATGCCCAGCCGCTCGCGCAGCTCTTAGTCGATTACGTTGCAAACGGAGGTTATGGCCTGGGGCAGAACGTGCCGCCCTACATAAGCGACGCGAATCAGGTCATTTTGCCGGGGTTCTATAGTGCCAACGGCAGCGCGGCGGTCAATTTTGCCGATGCTTATTCGCCGTTGCTGGTGATGCGCCGCATGTCCGGCAACGTTGTCGCACAAATGCAGATCAACGCCCGAGATAACCAGCTCTATTTTCGAGGCAGCGCGGACAACGGCGCGACGTGGACGCCGTGGGTCACCACCTGGCACAGCGGCACGCTAGTCAAGACGGCCAATGCCCTTGACGCGACCGTCGGCGCGATGCTCAAGGTCGGCGACCACGGCATCGGCGGAATGGTTGTCGCGACCGATACGAATCTCGATAACTACAGGCTTGGCGGAAAGATCATCACGCCGCAAACCGGCCTAGTAGGCCTGCCTGCGGGCTGGGGTCAGGGGCGCCATATCCTCGACGTTACGGGTGGCAGCTCGTACAGCACGCAATTGCTAACGGGCGGCAGCGTGAACAAGGGGCGCCTGGCCTATCGAAGCTATGACGGCACTGGTTGGGGCGCATGGCAAGAGGTCTGGACTGCTGGGAACCATCCCGAGGCGACGGATGCGGAAGCGCTCGAGGGCACCGCGTCCGGCTCGTGGATATCGCCCCGGCGCCTGGCCGCTGCGCTTGCGGCGAAGGTCGTCCAGGCTACCGAAGCCGTGCTCGGCGTGGCGAAGATCGCGACGCAGGCGCAGGTTAACGCCGGCACCGACGACGCGACGATCGTCACGCCCCAAAAACTACGGTGGGGCTTTCAGTCCAGCATCACGGCGAACGGCTACATCGTGTTTCCGACCTGGCTCGGCTCGCTGATTCTGCAATGGGGGCTCACCCCAGCTGGCACATCGGTGAATGTCAGTTACCCGCTCGCATTCCCGAATGAGCTGTTCGCAGTGGTCTTTGGAGACCTTAACGACAACTCGGCTTCGGGGGAAACGGTCGCCGTGGGCTCGACTTCTGGCGGAAACGGCACAACTCCGACCACAACCGCCATGCAGCTCACTAAGTACGTCGCCGGCGGCGCCAGTTCGCACCGGGTTTATTGGATAGCGGTAGGCCGCTAAAGGGGAAAAGATGAAGCGCTTTTATAGTCAATCAACAGGAAGCACTTACCTCGAAGGGCTGCACGCGAAAATGCCGGCCGATGCGGTGGAAATATCCGAAGAGCGCTATCGCTCGGTGATCGCGCACCCTGAAGCGGGAAAGGTTCGCAGCCACGATGCCGATGGTCTGCCGATCCTGATCGACCCGCCGCCATACGTGCCGACGGCAGACGAGGTATGCGCCCGGGTCGATGCCGCTGCAGATGCAGCCCGCGCTGCCGTCGCCGGCGATCCCCTGCGCGCGGTGGAGTACGACCGCGCCGCCAGTGAGGCGCAGGTCTTCGCTGCCGCCGGCTACCCAACCGACGCAGTGCCCCGCACCGTCGCCGCCTGGGCCATCAACGGCCGCACGGCGCAGCAGGCAGCTGACAGCATCCTGGCCGAGGCCGCGGCCTACACCGAGGCGCTGTACGTCATCCGCGAGACGCGCCTGGCCGCCAAGGAACAGATCCGCACGCTGATGGCCGCCGGCGAGGTCGAGCAGGCGCAGCAGCTGGCCGAGCAGACCGTTGCCGCGATCGAGGCGGCAGTGGCCGGCGTCGGTAACGCCGCGGCGTGATTCACTCCTGGAAGAACAGCCCCGCAAGTCGGGGCTTTTTCTTGTTCGTGCTGTAGCCCCCACCGCTACACAGCCCGCCACATGCGCCTCTTGCGCGCGCGCGTCACCCTCAAGGCTCACTGATCAGGCATACGCCCCGCAGGAGCCTCCCGCATGTCGACCGATTACCATCACGGCGTCCGCGTCCTCGAAATCAACGAGGGCACCCGCCCCATTCGCACCGTTTCCACCGCCGTGGTGGGCATGGTCTGCACCGCCAGCGATGCCGACCCGGTCAAGTTCCCCCTCAACAAGCCGGTGCTGCTCCCCGACGTGCTCACCGCTTCCGGTTCCGCCGGCGAGCTGGGCACCCTGGCGCGCAGCCTGGATGCCATCGCCGACCAGGCATCGCCCGTCACCGTCGTGGTGCGCGTGGAAGAGGGCGCCGACGAGGCCGCGACCACCAGCAATA